TTAACTTGCTGACTCATTTGGATACAACTCCTTTGCTCTCTGAAAAGCACAATCCACCATAGACATAAAATGTTCGTTATCACCAAGGGCACCCATCAAATAAGCAAAAACAACATGCTTAAAATTATCGCCACTATTTACAAACTCTCTCAGAAAATCTCTCTCCATCTATCTCATCTCCTTTCTATCTAAATTATAACAGCTTGTCATGACGAAGTCAATACATTGTCATGATATTATTTCGAAAAATATCATAAAAATCAATGCACCAATCATCACTAATATCTCAAGTACCCAATCCAAAAAATATCCCTCCCTTACGAAATCGCCGGGTACATAAAAAATACGGGCTAGCGCCAGTGTTGGGCCCCATCCCGGTGGGCCCCATCCCAACACCAGCGCTAGCGCGCTTTTTTGAGATCCGCGATTTCGCGCATCAGTGATAATCTATTTTTTTCTTTTGTGTCAAAATATGACAGTAAAATCAAGTTCACTAGTTGGTTTTTAGATATTTCTAAATGATCCGCTAACTCTTCAATTCTACGCTTCAAGTCAGTTGTAAAAAAAATCAGTCTCATATCATTGCCCATGTCGCTCACCTCACGTACAATTTCCAAACTCAAGTTCAAAGCCAACCTGTCTTAAAGACTCTAGGTCAAGATCAAATTTGCCATCAATACCGCCAAACATCCTGGATGTATCATATAGAGCACCAAAACGCTTAACATAAAAACTACTCTCACTACCCAGACGTTGAGGTCTATTACCAGCATTCCAAAAGGTCACATACATAAAAATGACAATACCAAAAATATCCAAAAGCTTGAAAGGATACACACTATTAGCCTTACGGTGTCCCACAAGATATTCAGCACATTTACGTATAGTACGATTTATCTGACTTTGATAATCCTGGCAGACAAGTATAAAATCATAACCCATCTTGCGAGACTGCGTAAAAAAGAGCTTCCAAAGTCTAGTTTCCGGTTTAGAGTTGTCTTCAGGGGGAAAATAGTTCCCCGCCTCGTCTATCACGACGAGACAGGCCCCCTCACCGCCTTTATCAAAAAACTCCATCTTTTTTTGTAGCTGAAACAAAAAAGACACGCCTTGCTCTCCCATCAAAAACTCATCAGGAACGTACATAAATCTATCTGCATACCCACGCCTTTTCATCCCATCGGTAAAGTTCAGTGGGAAGTTCGCAACAACATACCTGCCTTGAGACAACGCCTCAACAATGCGTTCCAACGCATGATATGACTTGCCACTACCTACAGTCCCAAAGAAAATTTCTATCAAAATATCAACCCCTAACGACTTTAAGCCATCTTAGTATGACTCTATAAACATAGTAGATCGCAATACAAGACAAAATAAGAGTAAAATGCAAGATCATCCGTGGAAAAGGGATAAAAAAGTTGATATAACCCAATACAACAAGACCATTTGGCGGATTATGACTGCCAAAATCCGCCACGGGGCTGTCAGGCAAAAATCCAAAAACCCAACCAATCGCCCCGCCAACAGCTGCAATAACAAAATTTATCGCATCAATAATTAAATCCACTCTATCACCCATCCAATCAATCAGGAGTCAATCTCCGTAAAGCAAGCACAATACAAATATCAAAAACTATCAGCAACCCCCAACGAAAAATCTCTGCGATCGGCTCGAAGATACAAAAATCTATATCGAAACCAAAATCAAACGGTATCTTAACAGATCCAAGATAAAAAGCATCCTTGGACGCATCCAACTCAAAACGTGGACAAATCGGTTCGACGTCAAGCATTTTTATTAACCTGAAGACATCCCAAGGAATAGAAAACGGAAATTTCGTGGTAATCATACCCCCGCCAGTAATTAACGGTTCCCAGTTTATCCGGGGTTCTGGTGACGGGTCAGGGCTCGGATCAGGAGACGGGTCAGGGTTCGGAGTAGGCTCAGGACTCGGCTCAGGGCTCGGCTCTGGATCTGGTGACGGATCAGGATTCGGAGTCGGAGTCGGATTAGGACTCGGCTCCGGGTTCGGTTCAGGCTGCGGATCAGGATTCGGATTCGGCAACGTTTGCGGCAAAGGATCAGTCCAAGGCTGTACTTCTGGATCTGGAGCATCTTCCAACGGTGCAAGAGGTACGTCTATTTCAATGCCATTCGGGAAACTACTTATTATTTGTTCTTTAACTTGGTCATTTGGATTAAGGACGTACGATTGCAACCAATCTGGAGATGATATCTCACCGACATTACTTGCAGGTATTTCTTCCTTGATCGCCACATCATCAATAGCATCCCAATCTTCCATAGGTACACACACAGACCAACCCCATTTCTTCATCTCATTTTCAGATTCCCTAATCAAGTACGAGTCCATGCACATATTATCTTGATACGGATAAATCTTAAGTCCAGACGGGTATTTATAAAACCGATAAGATAACCAAGGACCATGTCTTAATTCTTGATAACCATTCCCAACAATATACCACTGATTCATAGTTATCTGACCATCATCCGGATTAAGAGGCATAATATAAAAACCCTTTACAGACTTATATACCCCGTAAGGCAAAGGCTCCTGTAATAACTCAATAGCCTTATGTAACTCATATGCCTCTTTAAAAGCATTGTACAAATCAAACACAACGTCGACGCCTGTCAAAAAAGCCGCAGCACTCAAAACCACCCGACCAAAACCCTTTTTCGGATGATCGTCAGGATATGGCTCTATCTGCGCATTGTTTATCTCATCGACCAAATGCTTTTTATCTTCCCAATATCCCGCATTCTGCCACAAATCCCGGTTAAACTTCTCTACCGCCTTTTCGTAATTTTCCTTGGTCGCCATCTTAACGCCACTCTTTTGCATTATTCCAATCATTATCTTTTTTGCTGGATCAGTTTTCAAAATTTTAATAGTGGGATTAGCATAAGTCATATGTAACGGGTAGGCAGTAAACAAAAAAATAATAGCAACAAAAAATATCAAAAATTTCTTCATAATATATATCAATCCTTTGAAAAAAGCCCAAGTGTTTCACTTGGGCTATTTTATACCGTTTGCGGAGGTTCAAAATTATGAAAAAAATCAGTACAGGATTACTTGGATATTGTGGAAAATACTTTTTTTCCATACCTCCAAGCATAAATCCCACCGAACAAAATAAGTCCGGCAGCTGCGATCGCTCCAAGGACAGTCACCCCAGCAGTGACAATTTCTCCAAACTCACTAGTAATAGAAGAAGTAATCTCGCTCACCTTAAATTCACCCCCTTTCATAGTTAAGCAAAATATTAATAGCTAACCCGACTATGTAGCCGGTAAATCCAAAAAATCCCGCCAAGATCATTCCCTGACCAAACATCTCATACACAAAATCACTCATTGTCATTTCCCTGCCTTCAATCCAACAAAAAAGAGATTTATTAGCAAAGCAGTGAAAATGACAACGTTCAATGCTAGATTCCAAGATGATGTCTCGTTAAGCTGATCTAGTACAGCAATCAACTTATCATCAGTCGGAACCTCTTGCACTTCCTGCACTTGAGTTTGTGTCTCTTGCACATCTTCCCCAGCAGGATCAGCATTTTGTGATGTGATAGATTCAATAGTCTCTTTTGCATGCTGATCCTGCTCTTCTTGATCTGCTGTCTGATCCACAACATCTTGCGTTTTTGACTGCCCCGGTTCCGACTGCTGGGCAGATACATCTTGTTGCTGTTCTTGATCTTCTACTTGAGCATCATCAATCATCAAATCCTCATTATTATCCATCAAAATCAAACCCTTTTTCGAAACTTAACCCACCAGTGAGATATCCTCAATATTAAAAACCCCCCGATGAGTCCAGCTAGTGTCCACTTTACGACCGGATTCACAGTGAACCCACTTAAAATGCCGGAAAAAAATTTTTCTAACATCTATACCACTTTCTTTGTTGATGATACAGCTGGCAATATATCTGCTATCTCAACTTGAGTGCGCCCATAAAAATCAAACAAATTCAAACGAACTCTGACTTTTTCTCCTTTTGTAAAAACCCCAAACTGCTTTTCAGGATCGGCAGACAACGTGTAATTTTCAAAAGTCTCCGGATCTCCAAGACGAAACATTCTGTATTTTTTTCCAGATTTCTGAGACGTACCCTCGTTCACATCAATAAAAACTAAATCTTTTACACTCTCAAACATTCAAATTCCTCCTTATTTTTACAGTTTTATCATTTTTTGATGCGAACACATATTCTTAATAAGAATTTTTGTTCTGTTTTTATGATAAAAAAGTCCTGCAACAAATGCAAGACTTTTTTTTACAAAAAATTACCTCATGAGATAATTTTTTACCAACTTTTCAATGATTTCCGAAATATTTTTGTGTTTTTCTTTTAACAGATCGACATATTTCTTCTTCATCGATACCGGTACAACTATTTTCTTTTCTTTTTCATCCAAACGCTTTCTACCCATTTTTTTACTCTACTTTCTTTTTCCCTCATTATACCTTATACTTACCTTAGTTATTATTCCTCTTTAGGGCTTAAATGGGTAGCATCCGTTTGAGCCTTTTTTATTTCAGCCAATCTTTT